TTTACCAAATCAGTGCAATCACAACGAATTAATCGGCGAGATCAACCTCACCAATCATTGAAATCCTCACAAAATCAGTGTAACCACACAAAACAAATGAAGATATACCTATACGATACCGAAACGGATTGTATCGGCTCAGGAAGCCTTTCGTCCGCCTATGTAAAAACACAATTAGACGCAGCTGCCGGCGCCGATGTTGAGGTACACATCAGTTCGGTTGGCGGTTCGGCCTTTGATGCCATCGCCATTTACGATCTGTTAAAAAAGTACACCGGCAACATTACCACCTATATAGATGCCCTTGCGGCGTCGGCAGCGTCAGTAGTAGCCATGGCAGGCAGCCGCATTGTAATGAGCAAGTACGCGTTACTGATGATACACAAGCCCATGGTTGGCAGCGGTGGCAATGCCGATGAATTACTGAAAGATGTGCAGATGCTGAATGTGGTACAATCTCGCCTGGCTCAGATCTATATGGATAAATCAGGGCTGGACGAGGCAACCATTAACAGCTTAATCAATTCAGTAACCTGGATGACCGCCGACCAGGCCCTGCACATGGGCTTTGTAGACTGCATTGAAGATTATAGCCAAACCATCATCAACAGTGCCCTCATCAAAAAATATACTGACCAGGCGCCGGTAGTATACCAGCGTTGCATTAACAAAATCTTAATAAAAAACAGCAATATGAACATGGACAACAGAGACCTTATTGAACGCACCACCTCCGTTCTGGATAAGATCATGAACTTTTTTAAGCGGGTGGTAAACAAACAAACCATTACAGACAAAGGCACCCTGCATCATACAGATGAAATGGCCGAAGGTACGCAAGTTTATCAGGATGAGGATATGAGCGAACCTGCCATTACAGACACCTACACCACTGCCGATGGTAAGCAGGTTTCTGTTAAAGACGGCAAGATCCAAAAAGTGCTTAATGCAGAAAACGACGGGCAAGAAGAAGACGAGGATGCGCCTATATCTAAAATTAAACCCGATAAGAAACTATCAACCGTAGAAAACCGCCTGCAAGAGGTAAAAGCCCGCCTGTATGCACAAAACGCTTTGTTAAATGAGGCAAAAGCGGCCTTAGCAGACGCGCAAGCCCGCTTAAGCAAAAATAGCGAAGAAATAAAAAACGAAATTAAAAGTGATTTTACTCCCGAAGGATCACGCAGAAGCAGCAAAGCTAAAACCGAAACACAACCCTTCTTCGCCCCGCAAAGTCCGCTGGCCCAAAACGCGGTTAAACGAGCGGTTGCAAAATAGTTGGCAGTTGCCGGTTTGCAGTTAACAAAAACAACCAAGCACTGCAAACTGCCCACTAACAACTACAAACTAATTATAAAAATTCAAAATCTTAAAATGGCTCAATTTACATTTACAAACAACACTTACGCCGGCGAAGCGCTGGCGGGTTTTATGGCCAGCACACTGCTTGAGGCCGACTCCGTTAAACGCGGGTTGCTTACCGTTATCAACGACGTAAAGGCACGCAAAGTTATCCTTGACGTGGATGACGATGTGGTTCTGCAAAATCCTTCAGGCATATTTGCCGACCAGGGAACTACTGCCCAACAAACAGAAAGCTACCTGGATCCTGTGGTTTACGAGTTCATGAAACAGGAACAATGGGACAAACTGGTACAATCATGGGAATCGCAGCAACTTAAACCCGGCGCATTCTTAGATTACGAAGGTGTGGTAGATCTGTCAGACTTTATGGTGCAGCGGTATTTAACTAAAATACAGATCGCTAACGAGCGCCTTTACTGGTTAGGCAAGGGCGCTACTAAAGAAGCGGCATTTACGGCACCTTTCCAGGGCTTATTACCAAGCATATCAGCAGCAAGCGGCGTTTATAAAGTAGGCCTAAGCAGAGCGGAAACATCAATGACGGCAAGTGCTATCAGTGCTGCTGGCATTGTAACGGTTAGCAGTACAGCGTCTTTAAAAGATGGCGATGTAGTAACCCTAACAGCAGTAGGCGGTGGCATTAAAGATACTACCAATGGCGGTGCCGGTATTGATGTGGCCGGTCAGTCGTACTTTATCCAGGTGGCAAGTGCAACAAGCTTTAAACTGGTACGTAACTACAATGAAATTAATACGCGTAAAGCTGCTTCTTTTTCGGGTACAGCTTCATCAGCAACGGTAAGCTATATCAATGCCAGCAATGTTTTAGGTGTTTTAAGCGGCATTTATGCACAATTGGATCCCGCCGACCGCAGTCAGGATGATTTTAACCTGCAGATCCCTTTGCACGTGGGCTATGCTTATGCACAGGCGCAGGCAGACAAAGCCACTAACGTACTTAACGCCTTCACTGATAAAAAGAAGATGGATTACCTTGGCCTTCCGCTTCAATTAATGAACCACTGGCAGGCTAACACCATCCTTGGCGCGCGTTCATCAAACCTGTTCCTCGGGGTAGATCTGTTAGGTGATGCTTCTGAACTATCAACCGTTTACATGAAGCCTTACACCAACGATAACGTTGTACGCATGAAAGCCCGCATGAAAGCGGCGGTGAATTTCAAATTTGCTAACGAATTGTTTTACCTTTCAGCATAGTAGCAAGTATTTAGTATCAAGTCGCAAGACATTCTTATCCTAAAATCTTGATACCTGATACTTGCTACTTGATACCAACTAATCAACAACTTAACTAATCAACCAACAAATGTCAATTTACAACAAAATAAATGCAGGCTTTAGTCTGGGTGCAGGCAAACCAATTACTTCCGGTATTGAGGATGTGATTTATATCTTTAACCATGACGATGTTACACTTACTTATGATGCCGCGAATCCCTTGATCGTTACCGGCTTAACGGCTGTGGCTAACGCTAAGATATACAAGTTTGAAGGCACCAACAACAGCTTCAATACCATGAGCAAGCTGGCAAAAACCCAGGTTGGCCCACGCTACACTGAAGAAATAGATTTTAATATTGCAGGTCTTTCTACAGACATTAAAGCCCAATTAATGGCAATGGGCTATGGCCGGGTGCGTGCCATAGCGGTTAATAATTACAAAGATGGCGATTCGGCCATAGAGCTTTTTGGCGCTGTTAATGGCCTTATTGTTACGGAAGCAGAGCGTAATGCCGCCGATGAAACATTAGACGGTGGTTACAAAATAAAAATGACCAATCCCGATAAATTAAAAGAGCCTTATCCTCCACGAGCGGTATCCATTGCTCCGCAGAGCGGTACGGCAACCTATGCAAGCACTATTGCGGCTTTGGAAGCGTTGGCAGGCTAGTTTCATGGCAAATGGTTCATGGTTAAGGCCTTAACCATGAACCTGCTTAAACAAACAGCTAATCTTTAACCATGAACCAACTACCATGAAAAAATACATATTGAAACCTGGTATACATCAGTTTGCCCCCAGCTCGCCCCCTGTACATACTAACGAAAACCTTACAGACGAAGATGCCGAATGGTACCTGAAAAAATATCCGCACATTAAAACACTATTCGCTGATCTACCCGGAGGTGAAATAGAACCAGGAAAAGAAGTCGCCCAAAATCAAAAAAGCAAAATTAAACAGGGTACACCCAATTCCTCAACAGAAAGCAAGGAGGGCAAATGAAAACTTATTTACCGCAGATAGAGCGGCGCATACTGGTAAGGCCTAACCAAACTTTTGGCATACTCAACTACGATATGGATAATGCCTATCCGCAGCGCATGCTGGAACTGGTAGGCCAATCGCCAACGGCTAAAGATTGCTGGAACAAACGAGCGAAATTTATTGCCGGCAACGGGTTTGAAAACACGAAGCTTAACGCGTGTATCATTAATAAACATGGGCTAACAATAGCGAAATTGTTGAAAGCTGTAGCTACTGACAAAGCCTTATTTAGGGGATTTGGCATTCACGTTAATTATAACGCCAACTTTAGAATATGCTCGGTTAATTACATAAAGTTTGAAGATATCCGCATGGGAGATAGCGACAACCCCGACACTAAGGGCAAATTTGCTATCTATAATGACTGGGGCAAAAAAACCTGGAAAAACATCACCCGTAGTAAAATCACCTTCATTGACGCCTACAACCCTGACGAAGAAACCATTGTCAGGCAGGTAAATACCGCAGGCGGATGGGATAAATATAAAGGTCAGCTATATTATTTTAACCCTGAAATTGATGATTATCCACTGATTGAAGCAGATGCCGTATGGGAAGATTTTGAAACCGAAGCGGGCATTAAAACCTTTAATAACCGCGAGGTAACTACAGGCTTTTTGCCATCCACCATGTTATTCATGCAGTCGCGCCGTGAGGAAGCTGATAATGTTAGCGGCAACTTGCGATCAGGAAATATCCCATCACAGTTGGAGCGTGACCTGGGCACCTTCCAGGGTGCCAGCAGCGCCCAAAAGATCATTGTTATTGAGTACGAAGATGAGAGCGCGAAACCGGAGTTTCAGCCTTATGCTATTCAAAACAATGATAAACTGTTCGAAAGCACGGAGCGTTCTGTGGAAGCCCGCATTATAAAAGGCTTTTCGGTGCCTAAAGAGCTCATCAATTCAGAAAAAACATCCGGACTGAGCAATGGCAGCGAAAAGAAACAGGCTATCAGCGAATTTAATGATAATACCACCCCCGACAGGCAGGAGATAAGCGATGCGTTCAGGGATATATTCGGTCACTTTTATATCAACCTGAATAATAACGATAACTGGGCCATTGTTTCAGTACCGGCAAGTGTAGCCGAGGAAACTATAGGTGTTAAGGCAGGTTCAAATCTCAACCAGTTGTTACAATTAACCATACCCGTTAAAAATAAGATTGCCACGTTGGTTCACGCCTACGGCTTTACGGAAGCAGAAGCAGAAGCCATGTGCGCCTGATCATCCCAGCACATTTTATTTAACTTTTAAAACGATTGACTTTGCCGCCAGGCAGAGATGGAGGGAACATGTCCATGAAAAATCTAATTACCCCTGCCGCACTGCAACAGTACGAAGACATTGCGGCAAACATTAAACCTGAAAGGATTAAAGCCTTTATATTAAAAGCACAGGAGCTGGATCTGAAACCGTTTCTTGGGTATGCCTTATACTATGATCTGATTACGCATTTGGAAGATGACGGCAACATAAAAGATGACGCACCACAGCACTATAAAGATCTCTTAAACGGTTGCGAATACCTGGACGAGCTGGGTTATCTGGTGCTTTATCAAGGCTTGCACCCTGTATTGGCTTACTTTGCATTTGCCCGTTTCATAGAAGCTGATGCTGTACACTACACACCTACCGGCCCTGTAACCAAACGTTATGAGAATGCCGATGCCTTACCGGCTAAAGATATTGTAAAGCTGGTACAGCAACAACGCAGCACAGCTAATGCTTATGCTAACGAAACAGAAAGATTTTTGATAGATCATAAAGAAAACTTCCCGGCCTGGCATTACAATCTCGAAAACAAACGCAGCAGGCAGCCTGGCCCCCGGATACGTGGCGTGGATAAAACAGATTTTAACTATCCATCAGAACTCCTGGACTCAGACTTTTTTATAACTGACTTTTTTAATTAATGGCAACTGACAAAAAAATAAGCGAACTACCTGTTAGCGGCGATGTTACCACTACAGATGTATCCGTCTTGGTGCGCAATGGAACTGATTACCAGTACACCTTTCAGAATCTGCTGCAACTGTGCTTAGCCAACATATCCGTTGGCGCTAATGTTGGTTTTGGTGACGTATTACCTCAAAATATTACCGGCAAAAACGGAGATATATTTATCCATACCGGTAATCATGCTATCGCGCAAAAAACAGCCGGCACCTGGGTAATAAAGTATGCTTTCCCTTCTATTGATGACGCTCGGGATGGTACAATTTTATATGGGCAGGGAATACCGGGAAGCAGCATTGGGCAAGATAATGACACCTATATTAATACCGGTACAGGCATATTTTACAAACGAAGTGCCGACCTTTGGGCACAGGTATTCTCTATGCAAACAGGGCCACAGGGGCCTCGTGGTGAAAAAGGCGACGCCGGGCAACCGGGCACTAACGGGAAAAGTATTCTAAGCGGCACAACCAACCCATCAAATCTTAACACAGGTACCAACGGCGATTTCTACCTCAATACGGCCACACAAATGCTTTTTGGCCCAAAGGCAAACGGCGACTGGGGAACAGGAGTTTCTATTGCCGGCGAACCGGGCGACCAGGGGCCAAAGGGTGATACCGGCCCGCAGGGAGAAACAGGCCCACAGGGTTTACCCGGGATAGGTATTCCTACTGGTGGACTTACCGGCCAGATCTTGACCAAGAATGGCTCCACTGATTACGACACGCGCTGGGCTGATGCTCCTGCAGGCTCTGGTGCCGCGGCAGATGGTTTGGTTAGTGGTGGCATCACATCCGTATCGGGTAATATATTAGCTACCCAACCTGCTGTGTGGCGCATAAACGGCAGCACTTATCACACCGCTGAAGTGCAGAGCTTTACGCTTGCTGCGGCCAATGCGGTGAATAGCCGTTACGATGTTATCTATGGCGACCTTGATGGTTTGCACTTACTAACGGGTAACGCATCTGCAAACCCAGTTAAACCCGCTTTACCGGCCAATACCGTAGAGATAGCTTTTGCATTTGTACAGCCCGGCAGTATCAGTTCAGGCTCGGCTTTACCGGCAAATTATGCCACCAAACAGGATGTTGAAAACATTACCGGTAACAAAGCTCAGCTCAATACCGACGCGAAAAACAATATTGTGGAAGCCGTTAATGAAGTAAACACCAAAATTGGCGGCATTAACCAGGAAAATGTGATCCTGAAAATATTCAAAAAATCAAATTACAGATAAAATGGCATCTTATAACGAAATAGTAGCCTTTACAAAAGGCGTAGGCGTACGGCCGGTATCATTCACGAGTGATGATGGCGTAAATGCCAAACAAACCTATGCCCCGGCCGATCCGGCAAGCAGAATAAATTTTTTAGCCATCTCCTCTACCGCGTCATCACAAAAATATTTGCAGTTGCAGCTGCACAATGTAGTAAGCGGGGAAGTGGCTTCATTGGGTATAATTACCGTACCTGCAGGCGCCGGCACTAACGGATCAGTTCCTATAGTATCAGGCTTAAACAGGGGAAACCTGCCCTGGCTGCAAATTGACAGTGACGGCAACCCCTTCATTGATATTAACTACAACATGAACCTGGAAATGAAAGTACTGAGCGCTTTAAGTGCCGGGGAAACCATTACCGTAACCACCAGCGGCGGCTCATACGCGGCATAAACTATGGCAAGCAGAAACGGATTGAACCCAAAACTCAGAGGCTCAAAAGGACGTGGATTTAATAGGGCTTTACCCGCGCCGTTTGGATGGGGGAATGGGATAAAAGCGCAGGGAAAGGGTTGGTTGGAAATACCCCGATTTGTAAATAAGCCGATGTCCAATGAATGGTCGTTTGAGTATTGGGTAGATGCTACGTCATTATATGGTACTCTAAAATGTATACTATCAATCAATGAGTTTTCAAAAAATAAAAGCTTCTTCATTGATGATTATGGTGGTTCTGTGCAATTTAGTTCAAATTTATACACAGGAGGAAATAGTGTTCCAATAAATCCAAGAGTACATGTAGTAGTTACGTTTAAATATGACAGTAAACCGACTAGTGGCCAATCGCAGATTTTTCTTAATGGGAAATTATCAACGACTGGATATTTAGATATTGCTTATCCTTTTAACGTCGAAAGGGCCACACTATTTGCAAAAGCTACGACTTCAACCACGCAAACACAAAAATGGCTGTGCCCTGTCGATGAAATAAGATTTTACAATAAAGTTCTTATGGATAATGAAATTTCTATAAATTACAATGGAGGAATAGGCGGTAATCCATGTGTTACAGAGAATATCTTTGCTTGGTTTGAGTTCGAAAGGTTTGAATTATTAGATTTTTCCGAATTACAAGATGGAAGCGATATGCGAATTGGCATTAAAGATATTTCGGGAAATTACAACCACGCAGAAAGCTATATGTTTGTGACAGATCCTACATCTCCAGATTTTGTGTTAACTGCATTTTAATTAAATTTTATTTGTCACTTTCCTTCTGTAGATGCTTATATATTTTTCAAAAAAATATTCTAAAAATATTGCAGTTATTATTAGTATTATAAGTGTTGTTAGTCCAAAACCAAATGGTTTTGGAAATACTTTAGCTTTTGTAATTCCTATAATTAACGCTTGAGTAATGTAGATTGGATAAGATATATTACCTAAATAACGATCTATTTTACTCTTACTTGTATGTACAAATGAGATAGGAATTAAAACTATTAAAAAAATAAAAAATATGACTTGGTGATAATAACTATTTGTAAATAGATAAGAGTAAAATATCAAAAGAAATATCAGTAGAAAATATTGTGTAGACGAAAAATAAACGTTAAACACTCGGTGTCTAACTTTGCTATAAATTTTATATGATATAACTCCGGCCATAAAAAACATTATTTGCGTCGGAAAAAACATATAATCCCAGGGATGATTTTTATAACCTGAATACCATAGTATCACTCTTATACTGAAACTAATAATCAATAATCCTATAGGAATCAATATTTTCCTTCTTACTATATACGGGGCAATTAAATAAAAAATCAATTCAACACTTATTGTCCAAGCAATACTATTAAAGCCCAACAAGTAAACATTTGGATTAGACTTTTGAAAATTGCTTGTAAAATGTATATCTCCGTTTTTCAATCCTAATAAGAAAGAAAAATCGAGTCCTAGAATAAAAATATTAGACAGTATTAAATATACCCAAGTGCCCATACTCAAAGTACCTGATACAGTATAAGTATGTATAGTTCCTGGGTATCCTAATTTATAAACCACCAATCCCCATAAAATCAGAAATACCAAATTAATCCAATACAAAGGGTAGATCTTTAACATTCTATTTACATAAAATGACGTATTATCACTTTTTGAGTACTTTTCATTTAATACAAGGGACATGTAAAAACCAGATATTACATAAAAACTCTGTACCGCAATATCAGAGGGAATAGTTTTGAAATTGCCTATAGGGGATGTGTGACATAAAACAACTATACAAGCTAAAAGGAATCTAATTAGGCCCATCCATCAAAGATAGAAAATTCAAGAGAGTGTAACAGTTTAACCTTAATCATATATCCTATTTCAGCCTGTTCAATTATAATATGCATCGCGCCAGAAAAGATGCCTAACCGGGCCTATGTAATGTCTGGCAATCCATTCGCCTTTAACCGTATATTTAAGATCAAACTGCCCGGTTGTACTTAATATATATTTATCGGCAGATAAAGCCGATTTCCCTTTCTGCTTTTGCAAATAGGCAAAAATCGTCTGTTCGCTTAAATGCTCGGACCGCTCAATCAACACCGGTAATAGTTTATTAATGGTGTCTATATCAGCAGCATCTATTTTCTTGATCAGCATTAATCCGGCGCAGTAAAAAGGCGGTTCAAGTAAAATATCCAATCCGGATTTTGTGATAAGCTCAAAATCATATCCTGGCTGGTAATCGTATGACATGTGCATACTTAAATTATCCCTCAATAGAGTGCTTGCATCGCCTATAGGATCTTTCAGCCACAGAACATCCGTGTCAGTGTAAATTAGGGGAGATCGATTATCTGCTATTTGTAAGATAGCGGCCAGCTTTAAACCCATGGGGTTTTTTGAAGCAAACTCACTTATAAGTGTATTATTTCTTTCGAGGTGGTATCTCACACATTCTTCAGCCATCAGCACACTAATTTTTGATGACGGATATAAAGCCAAAATATTCTTGATCTGCGACTCCGGAAAACCAAAATCAACAAACGTATATAAATGCGGTAATTGGCTAAACTTTTTTTGTATGGAAATAATAACCTGCTTCAGGAATGGATAATGGTCTTTCCCGCAAAGAACAACGTAATTGAATGCAGCTGCAGGCTTGTCTTGCGGCTGATAGGTGGAAAAATAAGTTAACCACTTTTTATAAAACAAAACAGGAAAGCGAAAAGCCAGGCTATTTTTTATCCTTCTGAACATTTACAAGTATATCCAATTTGCGCCTTTTCTACTTCTTTCAAAGCCACTTTATTAAAAAAAAACCGACTCATCATGACGTCCATAGAACACCGCCAGCTAAAAGGCATCACCATCAAAAATATCATTGTTACTATTATAAGCACGGCGAGTATTGTGGCCACTGTGATGGGATCATATTTCCAGTTAAAAACAGATCTGCAGGGAATGCGCGCTTTGCAGGACTCACAAAACCGGGTTACTGACGTACGTCTTAAAATCCTCGAAAGCCAGGTAGCTATGCTGCAACACCGCGTAGACGAACTTAACAATGCCTCCAAATAAGAATACGATTACTACTAACTTTTTTTATGGATAAAAAACTAACCGACCGGCAGCTTTACGATCTGGCAGCGGCTTACGATTATGAATACAGAGCCCTGAAGGCGATTATTGAGGTAGAAAGCGGTCGTCATGGGTTTTCGCCAATCACAGGTAAACTTATTATTCAATTTGAACCCGCCTGGTTTAAAAGATTCAAAAAAGACTGGCTGGCAGATACTAAAAATACTACATGGCAGGCTAACAAAGTTGCAGACCAAATACGGGAATGGGAGGCTTTTAACAGCGCGTTCGCCTCAAGCCCAAACGCCGCCATGAAAAGCACCTCAATAGGCTTAATGCAGGTGATGGGTTTTCACTATGCTTCGATAGGTTTTAAAACCGTTGGGGAGATGTGGGATTTTGCAAAACAAAGCGAGATGAACCAGGTGGAACTCGCCTTAAGGTTTATAAAAAAATCGCCGGCACTGGATCGTGCTCTTAAAGCTAAGGACTGGCCTAAAGTAGCCTATTATTATAATGGCGAGTGCTACAAATCTTTTAACTACGATACCAGACTCACCTCTGCTTACGAACAAGCAACAAACTTTAAATCAATCTAAAATGGAAAAAGCAATTGTGAAATTCGGAGCAGTAAACGCTCCAAAACCGGTGTGGGCAACATGGCTATTCCGGTCTGTAGCTATATTGACCACTGTAGCAGCCTTTTGGATAGGCGGAACAAAATTAATTACCGATGAAGCCAAAGTTGAAGTAATACTGGCTCTGAAAGCATTAGATATGCTGGTGCTTGGCTTTAGTAATCTTTTTGGAATAGTGATACCGGAGGAGGAGAAATAATATGCTGAAGAAACTATGGGACTGGATCACCGGCGCGGCCGGAAAAATCAAAAATGCTTTGACATTTGGGAAAGACATCGCCAACGAAATTAAATCGGTAGCTGATAATCCATTATTGGATATTATTGTAAAGCTCACCCCTACCGGTTTGGATGATGCGGCTTTAGCCGCTTTCAGGACTTTTATGAACGAACTGGTTACAGAACTTAACTGGGCTGATAGCAAACTTGATAACACTGACCCAAAAGCAAAAGCTATCATTTTGCACAGTTTATCTGCCGGGGCTGCTTACTGGAAAGCCTTGAATGATGAGATTAACTTAAGCATGCAAACAACATTAAGTACACCACAATTGGTGTATGATGTAAGTAAAGTAAATTTAAATGCTTAATTCAGTGCCCGGAACGAGATTCGAACTCGTACATCCTTACGAATGCCACCCCCTCAAGATGGTGCGTCTACCAATTTCGCCACCCGGGCTTTAAGAAAAGACCACTAAGATAAACCAGGCGGTTTATTTTGTTTACTGGATGTGCCCGGAGAGAGACTCGAACTCTCAAGAGACAATTCTCAACGGCTTCTGAGACCGCAACGTTTACCAATTTCGCCATCCGGGCATTAAGAGGGTGCAAATATAATTTTTTTATCATATTAAGCCGATATCAAAATTAAATATTTCTGCTTTCCTTACTCACGGGGTATTTTTTATCTTCGATAAATAAGATAGCTCATGCAAAAAGTAAAAATCATTAGTGCCCTACTCCTGTTCCTGTCATTCGCAGCTAAAAGCCAGTCTGTTATTCCCCTTCAATCTGGCAAGTTAACCAGTATCCGCGGATTATCGGTAGTAGATGACCATATTGCCTGGCTTAGCGGAAGCAAAGGCACTGTAGCCTTTACATTAGATGGAGGAAAATCCTGGAGTTGGCAGCAAATTAAGGGATATGAAAAATCTGATTTCAGGGATATAGAAGCCTTCTCTGATAAAGAAGCGATCATCATGAGTTCGGGTAGTCCGGCTTATATCTTAAAAACCACCGATGGAGGCATAACCTGGGCCAAAAAATTTGAACAGGCCGACACTACCTACTTTTTAGATGCGATGGATTTTAAGGATCCTGCGCATGGTTTTGTTTTAGGCGACCCCATTAACGGGAAATTTTTGCTGCTAAAAACCGATAATGGCGGAGAAACCTGGTCCCCAGCCCAAAACTCACCAGATGCTTACAAAAATGAAGCGGCCTTTGCGGCCAGCGGAACCTGCATACGTACAACTAAGAGCAATATTGTAATAGTTAGTGGTGGTGCAAAAAGCAGATTGATTAGTTCAAACGATGGGGGTAATAATTGGCATTATACAGAACTTCCGCTCACAGATGGTACACCAAGCCGGGGTGCGTTTTCTGTAGCGCTTGATGATAAACCGAAAGTTGTTGTGGGAGGAAATTATGCTAAAGACAAAATAAAAGATTCTGTTGCAGTATTATTAAATAAAAAAAATAAGCTTTTATTTCCCTCTATTGGTCCCGATGGTTTTCAATCCTCGGTAGAGCATATTAAAGCTAATGTATATTTATCTACTGGCACTTCCGGTACCAACATAAGTACTGATGGCGGCAACACCTGGAAAAAAATTGACGACAAAAGTTACAACGTTTGCCGTAAGGCGAAGAACGGAAAATTGGTTTTATTGGCGGGTGACAGAGGGTCTGTGGGTTTATTTAAATTTTAATATTTTGTGTAATAGGCACTTATTGTAAACTTTACAATAATTTTAAAATAGACTTGCAAGCAATTACAATTAAGCCTATATTTGCACCACTTTAACGGAAAAGGATAATATAATCCACTAAGTTAAAATATGATTCCGTAGCTCAGCCGGTAGAGCATAACACTTTTAATGTTGGGGTCCTGGGTTCGAGTCCCAGCGGGATCACAGAGACGAACAGAATACCAGAGTTCGTAGCCGGTTTTTGAAGTAAGAGCCTCTTGAAAAAGAGGCTCTTTTTTGTTTAAACGCGGTTTTTAGCTTTAAAACCAACTTTTTTCAAATCCATCCCTCCGCTTTTCTCAAAAATTTCAATACAAGTTAGTTCAATGTAATTCAAAGTAATCGGTGACCTATTCGGTGACCTATACTTTCTTCCGAAATTAGGTCACCGAATTAATACTGGTGCCTTGTACCGGTTTGATTTTCAGTTTAAAAACGTATGGTTTCAATTTTTTAAACAAAAATCTCATGAAAGTAAATGAAGATCTTTCTATTTTATTTTGGCTAAAACGCCAAAAAGCCACAAAAGAAGGTTTAGTGCCTATTTATGTCCGTATAACCGTAAAAGGTGGACGGACTGAATTTTCTTCCGGTAAAAAAGTTCATCCGGATTATTGGGATGAAGAATCGGCAACTGCATTAAGTGGCTGTCCTGAATATAAGCTCATTAATAGCTATATAGTAAAAACTAAGGCAGAGTTAGAAATGCATTACAATCAGGTATCCGCTGTAAACAAGAGAGTTCATCCTGATATGATTAAGGAAGCCTATATGCCAAAACAGGTTTTACAAAAATCATTAATGCAAGCTTTCAAACTGCATAATGATGAATTTGCAGAAAGAGTGAGCAAGAACAAAGGCAGCAGCGGCACTTTGGCGCGATATGAGCGACTAAAAGATAAGGTGCAGGATTTTCTAAAGAAAAAATACAAACTGGCCGATATGGCCTTAGAAGATATTGAAATGGCACTTGCCGTTAATTTTTTTCACTATATGACAATGGAAAACATTTGCGACAATACAGCGATGAAATATGTTAAAACCTTAAAGCAAATCATTGATCGTGCAATAGATGAAGGTTGGATAAAGCATAACACCATATCAGGATTTAAGTGTACCTACAAAGACCCTGACAGGGAAACACTTGAAATGCACGAGTTAGTTGGGATGTATGAAAAAGAAATTGCTGTAGAACGTTTGGCGGAAGTGCGTGATGTGTATGTGTTTTGCTGCTTTACCGGCTACGCTTATGAAACCGTATATAATCTTGAACCAGCAAATATTTTCAAAGGCTTGGACGGTAAACTTTGGATTACTAAAGACCGACAAAAGACTGGTGTTGAAGAAACAGTGCCATTATTACCTATCGCCCTGGCAATTATTGAAAAATACAAAAATCATCCTTATTGCGTAAACGAAAATAAATTACTCCCTGTTAACAGCAACGTTCGATACAATGCCTACATCAAAGAAGTTGCAACAATTTGCGGTATTAAGAAAGAACTTACCACCCACACTGCAAGACACACTTTTGCAACAACCGTTCTTCTTGAGAATGATGTACCAATAGAAACAGTAGGAAAATTATTAGGCCACAAAGATTTACGATCAACTCAAATTTATGCTAAGATTACTAAGCGTAAAATCAGTAATAATATGAAAGTATTGGAAAGTAAAATTTTTAGTGACCAGGGGTTATTAAAAGTTTCATAAAGCCAACTTGATATCACAGATTGTGATATCAAGTTGTTATTACTTTATCAGTTTATTATAATTATGAAAAAGCAAATAGAAAGTCAGTTTATAGAGGTTGTGAAATTAATTCAAAACTCTCGTTTTAATGCTTATAAAGCAGTAAACACGGAACTTATTGATTTGTATTGGAGGATTGGTGAATATATTAGTATTCGGATTATTAATGAGGAATGGGGCAAGTCAATAGTTATTCGATTGGCCCAGTATATCCAAAGCGCTGAACCCGATATCCAAGGATTTTCCGATAAAAATTTATGGCGGATGAAGCAATTTTTTGAAACTTATAAGGATCATCCAAAACTCTCAGCACTGCTGAGAGAAAATACATGGACGAACAACCTGGCAATTTTCAGCCGTTCCAAGTCAATTGAAGAAAAAGAATTTTATTTAAGGTTGTGCGCCAAAGAAATGTACAGTTCAAGAGAATTAGAACGGCAAATGAATAGTGGTGTTTTTGAAAGAGTAATGATCGGCAATCAAAAACTCTCATCAGTGATGAGAGAATTAAAGCCAAATATTTCCCACGGCTTTAAAGACACATATGTTTTTGAGTTTCTCAATCTTCCCGAGATTCATAGTGAAGGCGAATTACAACATGCCCTGATAGCCCAAATGAAAAATGTAATTTTAGAATTGGGTAAGGACTTCCTATTTATGGATGAACAATATAGAATCCAAGTAGGCAACAGTGATTTCTACATTGATTTAGTATTTTATCATCGAAGCCTGCAATGTTTAATTGCATTCGAGTTGAAAGCTGATAAATTCAAACCGGAGCATCTCGGTCAGTTAAACTTCTATTTAGAAGCTTTGGATAGGGATGTGAAGAAGCAACATGAAAATCCCTCTATTGGGATTCTTTTATGTAAAAATAAAGATATTGAGGTTGTTGAGTATGCACTAAGCAGAAATTTATCGCCAGCAATGGTTGCAGAATATCAAACGATACTACCTGAAAAGAAAGCCCTGCAGCGGAGGTTTCATGAAATCTTTGAAAATGTAAGCAACACTAATTAAAGTGGATTAAAAAAGCCAGGGTCTATTCAATCATTTATTGATTCCCACAAAATATAAACTGAATTTTGAAAGATTTTTAATATTAAAGCCCCAGATAATTGTTTAATTAAATGATATTCAATCATTATTTAACAATTTTAAAAAAGATTATAATAATCTTTACCTTAACGTCCTAAATAGAAATACGTGACCCAGACCGAAATTAAAAATGGAATCAATGAAATATGTGAAATTTCTTTGGAAGTAGATTCCTTTTACCATGATAATTCCGCATTAGTTAGTAAGTTGAACTCAGTTCCAAAATCGGATATTGAAAAAGCGATTAATTACTATGCGCCTCGTACAGGTGTAATTGTTGATTTAAGAAAAGAAGTGCTCGACTATTTAAATAGCGGCAATAAGTTGGACATTCCAAAACTTGATGGTTTTGTGCTTAAACATAAAACTGGTAAAGAAAATCAATATAGGGCATATAAAAATTATTACTCTATCTTTTTTCCGATAATAACTTTTTATGGACATAACTCAATCAGAGACTTCATAGATAGTTTCATTAAAGAAATTATCATTGATTTGAATATTGATGGTGAGGTCAAAAGTATATATTTTGATTTCCAAGGTGCAAGGCAACAGGGCAGCGACAGGCTTTGGTTAGCGATATACAACATTAAACAAGAAACACAATCTACGGGATTACAATTTTTCCTCGATTTTTACAAAGGCAAGGTAAAATATGGAATATATCGGCATTCAGATAAAACATATGTAAAAGGACCGGTTGAGAATCTACCCAACAACTTTGTTTACGATGACATGATAAAACTGTTCGCAGAAAACAAAAATTTAATTGTTAGTGATGTTCCTGAAAAAGATGCCATTTTAAATATTGCCCTTGAAAATCATCGACTTTATAAGATCTCTCATGGGTCGTTCAAATCTAAGTCTAAAGAAATCACATTAAACACGTTTATAGAAAACCAATGGATAGTTATTCATGAAAATACAGGTAAGGGACAATCAGACGCCTTTAAAAATGAATTAACAGACGGTGATTTTGTATATATTACTTTAGGTGGAAACGAACTATTGTCATTAGCCAAAGTTAAGGCAGGTTCATGGGGGTATATTCCAGAAGATATAACTGGTGAAGAAGGTTGGATTTATAGAGAAGTAGAATATTTTAAAAAGCCCATAAAAACCGATATATCAGATTTAAAATCCTTTAAGGAGTTTATATATCCCAGTGGAAACAGCACATTGACTGAAATTACTGTTGACAAAATTGATGAAGCAAATGAGCGGATATTCGAACCTTTTTTTTTCGTACACTTTATATCGGAAGATGCGACGGAACTAAAAGCGAATGGGGAAGTAGTTAAGTTACCGAACAATGTAATTTTATTCGGCCCTCCGGGAACGGGGAAAACTTATAAGAGTATTGAGGAGGCAGTAAAGGTAATTCAAGGGGTAATTAGTCTAAATCATGAAGAAAATAAATCTGTTTTTGACAATCTTAAAAAAGAGGGACAAATTGAATTCATAACTTTTCATCAGAATTATTCTTATGAAGATTTCATGGTTGGGATTCGGCCAGATATTGAATCGGATCAATTAAAGTTCAAGCCATATAAAGGAATTTTCTACGAAATTGCGAAACGCGCTCGGGATAATTACGCCGCCTCATCTTTGGAAAAGCCTAAAGAGCGGAGTTTTCAAGAGGTATTTGCAGAGATCATAAAACCCCTGTCTGAAACCGGGCAGTCGGTGAAAATAAAGATGTCATCAGGTATTGAATATACAATAACGGATGTGGGTGACTATTCAATCCATTTCAGTAAACCTAATGGCACATCACTTCATACTTTAAGTATTCAAACATTGGAAGAAATAGTAGACGGATTAAGAGAATTTGCCAGCGGTTTAGGACCTTATTACAATCCTCTCGCTAATTTAATAAGGGAAAGGAAAAAGGAAATTAAAAGTAATCGAACTGAACCCAAAAAAAATTATGTTTTAATTATAGATGAGATCAATAGAGCAAACATATCTAAGGTATTTGGTGAATTAATAACACTTTTAGAAGAAGACAAGCGAATCGGTAAAAAAAATGAATTGCGTTTAACGTTGCCTAATGGAGAGAAAGAATTTGGAGTCCCTCCTAACCTGTACATTATAGGTACGATGAATACCGCTGATAAATCAATCGCCCTTATCGACATAGCCCTGAGAAGGCGTTTTGAATTTATTGGCTATTTCCCTGATTATACAAGACTCGAAGAAAATGAAGGGCTATTATTAAAGAAAATAAACCAGGAAATCTATGCTCGGAAAAAATCTGCGGATTTTTTAATCGGGCATGCTTATTTTATGGCTGGGATTGAAACCAGCAAAGTTTTAAAGAATAAAGTAATACCACTGTTAATAGAGTATTTCTCTGGAAAAATCGACGTTGTGGAAGAAATTTTGAAAGATACTGGATGGAATATTACCTATGATATTCAAAAATACGATTGGAACGTAGAATTTAAATTATAATGCATATCCTTTTTGAATATGGCGAACAAATCACAGTTCCTAATAGAAAGGACCTTGAAATTTATTTATATTCGATTTGGCATAATTACAAAGATTTATGGCCAAAGGTTCCTGATGAAAAAGTAGATGTAGCTAATAAGGAATATCAACCATTTTTATCCTTTGATGGTAACTATGCAAAAGCCAATAACTATGTAGGGTTTGTCAACTTTGAGGGACTGACAATTGAAATATATCCGAAAGTTTTTCAATTTATGCCCATCCTGGACAAAGGGTTGATGCATAATCATTTATTGTTTTGGTTTAGCTATTGTAAGAAAGTTAAGTTTCCGTTCAATCAGTCCTTTTTAGAGAATTCCAACATTGAGTCACTGCCTGAATTAATTATATACTTAATCTCCAAGCAAATCTATGATACAATAAGTGCACAGCCGTTCATGGCTTATGAAGAAATAGAGGAATCATTATGGTTTCCTAAAGGGAGGATTAATTTCAATAGATATACAAATAGTTTAGCACACGGAAAAAATCATTTAATTGATTGTGATCACCAACCTTTTTTATTTGATAATTCACTTAATCGGACCATCAAGTACTGCGCAAGATTGCTCAAATCCATAACAGAACTACAGACAAATCAACAATTATTAGATGAAGTTTTATTTATCTTAGATGAGGTTGAAGACACTGTACAAACTGTAAATCAACTAAATCAAATTAATGTATCTTCCCTTTTTACGGGATATGAAGAGGTAGTACAAAGTTGCAGGATGATATTAGAGAACCAGATTTATTCTTATTCACAATTTGAAATGAAAAATTGGAGTTTGTTTTTTCCAATGGAATTTATTTTTGAAGATTTTATTTCTGGTTTTATTCAAACCAATTTCAGCAAGGAATATTTAATTGAACCCCAAAAATCGGATTTATATTTACATCAATCTCCTAAGACCTTCAACCTGCAACATGATATATTACTTACCCATAAAGTAACTAACGACAAAATAATCATCGATACGAAATATAAACCAAGATGGGGATTGCTTTCAAGCGACAATAAAAAAGGCGTTAGCCAAATAGACCTATATCAAATGATTAGTTACTCCTACAGACGAGGTATTAAAAAGGTACTGCTAATTTATCCCAATACATCGGAACAACTCGCAGATGATTTTACATTTATTATAGAAAATGCCAATAGTAAGGAAGAGATTAAAATTAAAGTAATTGATGTTCCTTTTTGGTCAAGTACTGATTTTACCAAAATAAAACAGACTCTTTTAACAAAACTTACTAATGTTTTTGGAAACGAATTTTAACTACTTTGTTAGAAATTCTATTAAGCTAATAGCCGCTCTAATTTATCTTTCCATTTTTCCCAGTCGGGCATTTCCCGGGTCTGCAAATCAATAAACTTTTGGGTATGATCGTGATGTACTAAATGACAAAGTTCATGGATGATAACATATTCAATACAGTGCCGCGGTGCCTTAATTAATTCAGGGTTTAGTATTATCTTCCCTTTAGTGGTACAACTACCCCAGCGGGTGGGCATATCTTGAATAAATAAGCCAGTCGGTTGTTTATGATGCTTTTTAAAGCCTTCAACCAAAGGTTTAGCGATGTAGGCAAACTTTTCATTTGCCTTTTGCCTATACCATTGCTTTAATAATTCACCGGCCTTTGATTTTTCTTTGGTGATGACTTCTATAAAACTTCCCCTGTGCATAACCACCTCATTATCACCAATGGTTATTTGTAGGCGATATTGACGGCCAAGATATAGGTGGGTTTCACCGCTAACATATCTGCGTTCAGGCATTTTAGGCTGAAAGCTTAAAAAGAAACCCTGTTGTTTAATTATCCAGGCGGCTTTCTTTTTTACCTTCTCCAGTATCTTGTCAATCGTTGAATCAATAGGGGCTTTTACAATTACCTCCATGTCAGGGGTAACAGTAATACCTAATGATTTCCTTTCCGAATAACTAAGATTAAATTGAATTTCTTTTGATCCAAATAGGATAGAATGGGTCATTATTTATACCTGATTTTAGCAACTTCAACAATCTGATCAGCGATATTATCTATTTCATTAAAGCTAATGGCAATATGATATTTATCTCTAACCTCGTCAATTAGATAATCGCCAATTAGGTGTACCATTTTCTTTTGTATATTAATATTGGCGGGCGTATTCCAATCCACTTTAATTAAGCCCTGAATAATAGTATCTGCTTCAAGGCTATTGTTTAAGAATTATTTTACCAATACCTACTACCAAACCGATGAGCAAATTGTGGGCATATTTGATCCTAATAATTTAAACAGGATTTTACCTGCTAAATCAATTATTTGCTATGGCGCAGTATTTAAAAGCACGGCACTATGGTCAACCCACGGCAACCTGGAAACGGCATTAAATAACCATGATGTACTTATCACTGTAGAAACCTGGCTTAAAGGAACGGATTACACATCCAACGTTCTAAAAGAAGTCACCAATGGGCGTTTTGATAAACAGATAAAAGAACTGGCGCTTTTGGTTAGCAAAAGCCATCACCAGGTACTTGTTCGCTGGAACGCGGATATGGAAGTGCCGACTGATGTTT